AATTAATTTTATAAATTGGTCATCTTCATGTTTAAATGTTTCAGTTACACTAGCAGGTCCAAGATTACTTTCTTTATCAAAAGCTAAAACTAAGTCACCTACAACAATATTTTCAATAGCTTTTTTGCTTCCATCTGCCATTGAAATTTGAGTGCCGCCTATAAAACAACCTTTTGATCCTCGAACATGAGGAAGCATTTGACCATCATAAATTGTATATTGTTTTAGTGCCGTCATTCTTCTGCTCTCGCTTCCGCTGCTAAAGGTGACTCATTAGCATTAAATATTTGTGCAATAGTTGGGGCATCATTTTGAGCATGTTGTTGGCTTAAAATATATCCACTTAAAAACTGCCCCCCAACTCTCATATGACCATAATTTAGAGCAATAGCCGTTCCTGGTTCTGTTGTATTCTGTAAAGAACCAAAAATATTGTTTTCTGTTCTTGTACCAGAATCTTTAGCAACTTCAATTGATTTACCTTTGGGTCTTGAAGTAAATAAAGAAGTTATTAGGGAAAGTGCTAAATTACCTGCAATACCTTTAATAAAACTTGGAATACCATCTAAACCACTAAATAAACTAGTTAAACCCCCTCCACTACCGCCAGAACCAAAACTACTAAAAAAGCTACTAACATTAGTTCCAAGAGTCTCAAAAGAAAAACCTCCTGTAAAACCACCACCAGCAGCAAAACCGCCAACTAATGCAAGACCTACAGCTGCAAATAAAAATCCTTTTTTGCCACCACCTCCAGTTACTACAGGAGCAATATAAATAGTACTCCCTTCTTTTGGTTTCTTTAAGGTATACTCATCTCTTTTAATTGTTTTAAAATCTTCTGTTACATATGTAAAAGATTCAGCACTCAGACCTTGTTTAATCTTAGAAATATAAGCATTAAAACGTGGATGCATACTTGCTAGATAAAACTCAATATCATAATAAGTATTTATTTCAATTTTATATTCTTTTTCATCAAAAAAATTATTAAAAACTGAATGAGGTTTAAGAGTGACTAACATTATGCAGCCTCCTCTGCTTCAGCAGATAAAGGACTTTGATTAGCATTAAATATTTGTGCAATAGTTGGAGCGTCATTTTGAGCATGTTGTTGGCTTAAAATATACCCACTTAGAAATTGTCCTCCAACTCGCATATGACCATAATTTAGAGCAATTGGTGTTCCAGCAGTTGTATTATTAACTAAAGAACCAAAAGCATCATTTTGAGAACGAGTACCTGAATCTTTAGTAACCTCTCTAGTTCTTGCTTTTGGAGTACTTATGAAAAAAGATTGAACTAACTGTAAACTTAAACTTATTGCAAATCGTAATGCAGCATTAGATATAAAAGAAAGTGCGGTAGCAGTAGAAAAAGTACTTGCACCAGCAGCACCGGCAGCTATAGCAGTTCCTGTTCCAGCAACACCAACCTCTGCTGTAGCAAATAAAGCAGCAGAACTAGCACCACCAGTAGCAACACTTATTGCTACTAAAGCTACTATAGCAACAATCATTCCTGTTCTACCCCCAGCTCCGGCAATTAAAGGAGCAATATAAAGTACATCATCTTCCTTAAATTTATGATAAGGAAAATATTGAGGTTCTATAGTCTCTCCATCTTCTGTTAAAAAACAAAAATCTTCAATCGTAGCAAGACATTGCGCCTGTCTCATAAATAAACCTAAACGTGGATGCATAGCTTGAATATACAAAATTACATCAATGCATGATTTTACATCAATGGTATATTCATCATCATCAAAAAAAGATTTCATTGATCCAACAGGTTTAATTGTTAACAATACAATGCTTCTCCTCAAAAGGCTCAAATTTTAGAGCATCAATTTTAATATTCATCCAGTATATGAAAAATTTCATGTTGAAGCCAACTAAAAATTTATACTCTTGAAATGCTGCGCTAATTTTATCGTCTTGACTTGGAATTGGCTGATCACTTCCTGGATGAGAGTGAAAAATTCCCCAAATCTGTTCATCATATTTTATAAATACAGACGGATCTAATATAAAAGTATCTTTTGGGTAATCACTTATATTCTTACAAGGTACATAAGTAAAATCTTTTAAAATTATCCCACATGCCTCAAGAGGGTAATCTCTTAAAGCATGATTATTCATATCCTCAATTAATTTGGCATACCAATCCATTTATATATCCCCACAGTAAAATTTTTATACCATCTACCATAAGGAGCAATCCAACTTTTATGATCAATCATTGTTTGTAACATTTTATTTTTTCCTAAATATAAAGCACAATGATTAGTAACATTAGTTGCTCCAATAGACATTGTTATAATATTAAATTCATCTAATTCTTTAGTTTTTTTCCATCCATATGCCTCAGTACCCCCTTTATCAAAAGGTCTATCTTGTGTTTTATTATACCAATCTTCATCTACTATATTACACCAATCAGCTGTATCATAAGGTATTTCTATACCTAATTGTTCTTTATAAACCAAGCGACAAAGATTAAAACAGTCAATTCCTGTTTTAATATCATTACCTAAATGTTTATAAGGAAAATCTAAGTATTTATTATACCAAGGATTGATGTCTGTAGATTGCATGGAAACAGGTTGCCCACTCATTTGTAATTGTTTCATATCTTGATGTTCTCCCCTCTTCAAGATGTAACATATGACACGGTTTTAAAAACATACCAAAATGTATTGGTCTCTCAAATCTAACAGATTTAAATACAATTACATCAAAATCTTGTGCATCTGTCAAGTTAACTTTTGTACCATGTATTAATGCCCATTCTTCAATTTGAGGTAGAGTTAGTTTCTTCATCCATCGTCTTCCAGCTTCTTCAATGTTTTTAGGAATTAAATCAGATATACAATCTATGTTTAACTCATTTTTATAAAATTCATGAATTAAAGTTATACAATTAATTCCCTCATATGAATGAGAAATACCTATATATTTAACTATATTCTCTCGTACCATTCTTTCAACTCTGGATATGTCTCTATAAAAGAAGTATCATTTAAATTATCTACTTCTTCATTATATAGTTTGAATTTTTTTAATAAAACATCTCTATTTTCTATATCTTTATTTAAGTAATCAAGAGTTTTTGTTATATTATCTAGTTCGGTCGGATTAAAAGGAACTTTTTTAATAAGTAAATCAAATTTTTTAATTATTTTATTTTTTATATCTAATGGCAATAATCTTATATCAAGATGTTTAGGTGCTACTACTATACTTAAATAAGTAGAAATATTTAAATTTTTCATATATGCCATTAGTTCGGGTGTCGTTAATAAACTGTATACCGAAATTGTAGAACTTATAGTATTTACATAATCTGTTACTTTTAATAGATTATTTTCAAAAACATTCCAATTAAAATTTGTTCTACCATATTCACAATGTTTTTTATATCCATCAACACTAGGCCATAAATTTATAGTATCAAACTTCTTCCATAAATCAAAAACATCATAATTTTTATATTTTAAAGTGCTTAAATTTGTATTATATGTTAACTCTACATCTGTTTTATTATTTTTAATACACCATTCAAGCAACTTATAGTGGCCGTCCATAATTAATGGCTCTCCTCCTGCAAAATAAAAATGTTTTAAAGAATTTTTAATTTTATCTAAATAAGCCCAAAAATCAGGAGAATCTGTATAATAATCTTCTAGTTGTGCAGGAGTATTTTTAAATTTAGAAATTTTTAATGAATCTTTATACCAAGCAGAAGAAGCATAAGGACCGCAAGAACGGCATTTAAAATTACATTTATTACCAAATCTTATATCTAAATAAATAGGATGATTTAATACAGAACCATCACTTTTAGTGTATTTTTGTACTTTAGCGTATCTTGCAAATCGTTGATTTACTTGTTGTCTATTTGAAATAGCACCTAATTTTTCTTTGTCATAACAAGGAAATTTACACTCATTAGGCACTTCACCAGATAAAAATTTTAATCTAGCTTCTTTATATTTGTCATTATTAAATATAGAAGAAATAGGTTCTTTATATGTACCAACAGAATCTTTAGTTGGAATATGGCAACATAATTTATATTGACCTTCAACATCTCCATACAAATGTATCCACGGAAGAATACAGCCTTTAATCATTATTGTCTCGGAATTGTTCTACCAGTTGCAGGGAATGCTCCAAAATGTATATCATTATTTCTAACTTGACACGATAACAAACTTTTACCACACACATCATCTTGAGGAGATGAAGCAACTGCGTTATTTGCATGAATTGAATCAGCATTACTTTTTAAATCTGTGCCAGGAATGGAAAGCTGTCCTGGCCCTGGATACTGACATTCTGGTCCTTTATACTCCCATTGACATGTATTTTTATAATATTTTCTTTTCGGTACTACAAATTTAAAATATTGTAGCCAAGAAGCTAAGGTGAAAGCTGCGGTAACATCATTAAGCCCGTCTAAACTCTCAATTTTAAAAACATCTTCTAAAAAAGCTTCAGGATCAGCGTCTACATTAATAATATATAATGGGTCACCTATGGTCGTACCTGTAGATAAATCATTACTTAAAAATAAAAATCTATTTTCTTCAATTCCTTCGATAGTTGCTTCTGTATCTCCTTTACTACTTTTTACATTATCTCCAACTCTATAAGGCATTGTAGTTGTCATTTCAAAAGCATTACCAAGAGTAGATTTAATAGTTGAATACTCAGGCCAAAAATCTAAAAAATTAGCAAAGGTAGATTTAATTTCAACAACACCCCCAAGTAAATCACGAGAATCTAGTTTTTTCTCTTCCCAATTTGCTTCTTTTGCTCCATCAGCACTAATAACTTCATCTTTTGTCCAAGCAGCATTTTCCTTACCATAAGTTCCTGTAACTGTTGTACTAAAATTGTAAACATTAGCACCACTTACTTGTATATTTCGTAAAGTTTGTAAAATATTAGCAGATAAGTTAGCTGTATTAGATAAATCTGTAGCATGTGGATCGCCTAATTGACTTGGAGTTTGGTTTATGCTTCTAGGATCAATACCATTAACAATTTCTCCATTAACAACTGCCATTGCTGAATTATTTTTATTATTACCAGCAATAAAAGGATCTTCAATTAAAGCACTTATTGTATTTTCAAAATTAAATAAAGTTACTGTTACTTCATTAATTTCTCCATCACTTTTTTGTTCCATTGCAGAGACATTTAAGGGATAAGGTTGATAACTATCACCATCATATGTTACATTATAATTAATATCTGCTATAATATCGCCATTTATTTCTGCAACGCTAAAGGGAAAATTAACAGGCCAAGCTAATCCTTCTCCTTGAAGAGTAGGATTACCTGCCTTATTGGGCGGATACCACTCACCAGGATAATAAATCCTAATTAAACGAACAATTGGATTTTGAGTAAAAGCATTTTTTTCTTTAATATAAGGGGAATTAGAAATAGAAGCAATTCTAGGACTTATAGCTGTTGTTGTATTTCCTGTAAATACAGCAGGTTCAAATGCTGTAGATTTTAAATTAGCTGTATCAACACGAACAGTAACATTAACATCAGGGGCAAGCCTATCATTTTTAAAAACAACTGCATTAGAAAACATTGGGGTAACATTAAATACTGTTTGCGAATTTAATTGAACATTACCACCAAAAGAAGCCTGTTGATCTGCATTTGCTGCTAACTCACCTGTCCAAAGATATTCATCAGGATGCACAATAGCATTATTTAATATAACAGTTATTTCATTTTTATTATTAGCTTCTATAGGAAGAATAACTGCATTAGTATGAGCAGTATCTTTACCAGCAGTTCCTAGTGTTGCTGCAAAAGCATTTCCTGCTGTACGAATAGCAAAACGAGCTTCTTCTAATTTTGGATTAAGTGCTGCATAATTTACTTCATTTACAACGGCACCTGTTGAGTTTGCATTAGAATATTTAAAATCAACATTTAAGACTCTAGCAACTGATACATTAGAATGAACATTTTCAGTAGCTTTAAACTCAGTAAAAGTATTAGCATATTTTACTTTAATAGTATTTGCAGTTAAATCTACATTTGCAATTATACCTACAGTACCTGTAGTGTTACCTACTAATGTATTACCTGCCTCAAAAGTACCTACAGCATTAGGAGATCCAGCAAAATTTAAAATTACATCGTAATTTCTTGCAGACATTAATCATAAACCTCTTGTAATTTAAAGGAAACAGTATAAAAATTTTCTGTTAAAGATGTTCCAGATGATAAGATTTGTTGAATATCAAGTGCACCCTCAAATCTTGCATTAAGTGTACCAGAATCATTTAAATGTGACAAGTCAAAAGTGAAAGATTCAAAATCTCCGCTTCTTGCACGATAAAATTCTTCAATAGCTGTTCTTTCAATACCAGATATATTTGAATATGTTAATGTATAGTTACGTTTTGATCGTCTACTTTTAAGTCTACGTTTTTCATAACCAGCTTGGCTAGTAAAAATAGCTGATTGAAATGATTCTTGTGTTTGAAACCCTGTATCAGGTTTTCTATCTGACATAGAATTAAAACGATCATTTGTAACAACAGACATTCCAAAAGTACGAATAGTAAGTTTATCTGTAGACTGTAAAGAACCTAATGCTCCACCGCCAATAACTGTTGGCTCTGTATTCATTGCGGTAATACCTGCTGCTTTATATTTTAAACTTTTTGACATACGAAGAGCATCGACATGACCACTAAAATCTTGTGCTAATAAATTTGCATTCCCAATCTGTAAAGGAGCACTTACCATAACTGCATGATTA